CTACTTCGAATCCTTCAGAAGGTCTTACTGTTTCCTTACTATCATTATTGAGTGTCAACATTGCTATGTCTTGGTCATCCAATATAGCATGCAAGAATGTCATAGCGTCTGGTGATGCGTGGTCTATCTCGTTGATAACCAACCTACCGCCATTACGCCATGCTTGTATTGCAATACCGTCATGCCATTCGAACTGACCTGTACTTGAAGGCTTATAAAAACCTTCTAAGTTTGCAGATGCAGTATCTTCTGTCATTGTAACCTGATACACATTAGGTGTACCGTCTGCATTAAGTGGTGCAGTTTGTTTGACTGCACTGTATGTTTTACCTGTACCTGGTGGGCCGTATAATAATACACGTCTAGTCTTACCTAGTACAGCTTGTATTTGTTTCCAACAATCGTTTTCCATTAGTCGTTCCTTTCTATATTTTTGAGGAAATCATCAGCTTCATCGCCAATGTTTTCCATCATATGGTTTATGTTTGTAGTAGTCATATCTAACAACTTACCTTCGTCCTGTGTAAGGTGGCATTGTATAGATGTAGGTTCTATCTCTAACCATTGTCTAAATGTACCTGTTTCTTCGGCATGTTGTCTGATTTGTTCTATCTCATCAAGAGTAAATGTCTTATCTTTATCAGGATAACCTGACATAAAGTTAGTCATTATCTCTGCTTTAGCAGACATAACAATATGCATAGCTCTTGTAATAGCTTGTATATTATCAGCTGCATGTACCATTATTTTCCATACATCTGGTTCATCATCTGGATAACCTTTCTTATCCCCATGACTATCGAACTCTGCATATGCTATTACAACTGTAAAGCATTTATGTTCTCTTGGTACTTCTTCTATTAAGTTCATATCTTCCTTTCTGTAAAGCAAAGGCAGTACAGAAAGGAAAGATATCTTTACCTATCCACACCTCTCTACACAGGACCGCACCTATGCACTCCTCGCCTTTAACTAAAACTAAATTATGTGTAACCTTACCAAGCCATTCCAATGCGAGGCTAACATGACCCCACCTATCCTGACCGCAAATTAAAAACTTAAATGATGCTTGCCTTGCCTTTCACGACCTAACCTTACCCAAGCGGTTCATAACTTGCCAGGCCTCTATCCTCCTCACCACAAAAAAACTTTAATGTACCTTACCTTGCCTCTGCGTGCCCGTCCCAAGCAGACAGCACCTCAGCCTTGCAAGCCAGGGCAAGCCAATGGCTATAAGCCTTTACGTATCCTTGACCATGTGTTAACAAGTTGGTCCATAAGTTTAATAAATGTTGTATCTTCATCTTTCATAGCACCAGCTTCTAAGTATTGATTAAGTAATCTAGCATACACAGTAGCACTTTGACCTATCCATTTGTTGTTAAGTGCTTCTTGTTTCTTTGTTATTCTACTTTGATTTAGATGACCTAGACCTTTCTTTAATGCTACAGTATTACCTGATGCAGTGATACCGAACCCTTTAATCATGGTCTGTACTTTCTTTTCAGGTTTATTTATATCGTCAGCAATTTGTTTGATAGACATGCCTAGTTCTTCTGCTGTCTTAACATACTGTTTAATTTCTATTGATGAGTATGGTAAGCCATGTTCTACATTGAGTAGATATGATTGACGTACAGCATCAAGCTCTGTATCACATTCTACTAACTTAACTGGTATTTGTTTTTTGTTAAGTTTAAGATGTGCTTCGTATCTGTGCCAACCATCTAGTATTCTACCTGTTGGTCGTTCGTTCTTGCTTTCTACTATAATTGCTGGGAATACTACGCCAACTTTGATTGCATCTGCATATGCATTGACTTTATTCTCTACAATATTACGTCTTGGATAGATACTTTTATCTTGTATTAATGTATCTAAGGGCAAATACATATCACCCTTAGATAACTTAAGTATCTTGTCTTTGTTAGCAGATACTCTCTGCTTTACTTTAGTTTGTCTGTTAGACATTATAACTCCTTCGCATCTGTGATAACATACCTACCGAAGTTACCACCTTTTTGTGGACGATAGTCGCCTATGCCTTGCTTCTTACCTGCATCTGCAAGTATGGATGTCAATGCATCTAGACCAGTGTCCTTGAAACTAGCTGTCATTAAACTTTCGTCAGCCACAATAGTAAATGTTAGTTGCCATTCTCTAACTACTGGACGAGTGCGTATAATACCAGCTCTTGATACTACGACCCTGCGTTCGTCTGTATCATATGTTTTAATAGGCCTGTTCTTATGTGACTTAAGTTCTATTAAGTCGAACGGTTCTATTTGTATGTGATTAAGTACAGTTTTAGCTGAACTTCTACCTAGCTTAAACATCTTAGACGCTTCTAAGAATGAAGCTCTAATTTGTGTAGCAGGAACACAGAGATTACCTGCGTCATTTCTATATGTACGCATCTCTGCTTCGTCATCTTTGTTGTACTGTTTCTTACCAACAGTCATAGTACCTGTGTCTAACGACATCATTGCTGGATTGTTAAACATAATACCTGGTTCTTTACCTTGTATTGTAAATTGGTACATTACATCTGTTGATACATATGTAAGTGTTGCCATTATATTTCCTTTCCTTTCTTATATAGATAGCTTGATAAGTACCTCCACCTATCCACAGCACGCTATGGCGTACAGTTCTTGATACCTATCAAGCTACCTACTTTCAGGTGTTAGGACAACAGGGGTTAACCTAACTCTTACTTATAGATAGCTTGTAACCTACTGTGTACGAATACTGTTTGTGCTACTGGTAATTATTGCTAATTACTTTCAACCGCACTCATATTTCTCAGTACTACTTTACCAAGCACAATAGGCTACAAGCTACCTACAACAGGGACATGCAATGTATTAGCATGGCTAGCAATTATTGGGACTAGCATTGTAAGTAGCTTCGTTCATTACAGTGTGGCTGCAATTAACTAATCATGTATTCTATATTCTCTAGTGCTTCTAGTTTAGCTACAATAGCTTTGTTAAATTCGCCTTGAGTTTCTATAGCAGTCACTATGTTTTGTAGTGTACTCATTATATCATTCAATGCTTTGATTGTATCTTTATCCATTATTCTTCCTCCATATAATCGTCATCAGTTGGATTGTCTTTCAACCACTGGTTCCAATTCCTATCTTCGTGAACAGTTTGTTTGAATGCTTTATCTATCTGATATCTGACAGCTTCAGCTAACATAGCACACCAACCCTTGATTTTATCGTCAAGTTTTTGGTAGTTGCTTGATGTAGCTGCATTATCTAAATCATTTAGCGTCCACACTATAATCTGTTTTAATTGATTTCTGTTTAATTCATCTAGTTTATCTATCATATATTCCTTTCATATGTTGGCTGTCGCTGATGTAAAAGTAACAGCGACAGACAACAACTAGGATTTTAGAAGGGCAAATCCTCATAGTCAGATTGGTCAACATCAAGCTTCATATCAATATTCAAATAACTTAGGTCATTTGTATATCGTTTTTCGCCTTCGTTTTGACGATAGTCTATGATTGCACTTCCAACAGTCCTTTTGACTTGTTCAAAGTCCATAGGTTCTAGTATGTCCTTGAGTGTTTCAAGTGCACACTTTACTTTATCTATGTCCATTTGTTTATCCTTTCTTTAGACAATTTCAGTACAGGCGTTAGCTAATTCCAGGAGTAAGCACTCCCCTGGGCTAATTCACTAACGCCCTGAGTTTATAGTTTACATCAATTCATACTGGTACTATCACCTTTCTTGCTTCATTGATATCTCTTGCTACATCAGTCATTACCTACTAACCTACTTCATACTCCAATGGTATGGCTACTTAAGCGTTTGGTTCATGATGTAGCACTCTCTTTTTATTAACGCAGTGTGCTATCTGCGAAAGTATGTAGCTATCATTATAGCAACAGACTTTACTCTCCCTACATTATACAATATAGGGAGTGTAAAACCTATCGGTTTAAAAGGCTGCTGTACCTTCAAGCACATCAGTGCTTTTAGTTTCAGCAGTTTCTGATACTTCCTCAGTATCAGTTGCAGCTTCCGCTGCCTTAGCCTCTTTCTTGGCTAAGTATGTTTCGCTTTGCTTATGCAATGCGATTACCTCGTTGATATCGAGATAAAGTGGAATGGTTTGCAAAGAACCATTAATGTATCTTTGCACGAATGTGCGTTCACGCCATTCGGTAAGTGTTTTACCTGTAATTCCACACACTACAGGTTGCATTGGTTTTGACATAGTATCCTTTCTATAATCGCTTATGTCTCATAATATATATTATTATCTTACATAATATATATCAGTCATCTTTCTGACTTCAAGAAGTCTGAAGAAAGATGAGTGATATATACTATCCTGTGTGATACACATGATAGAAATAATCAGCAGTATGTTCTACGCCACATTCGTGGCAGTAAATTGTTTCAACAATCAATTTATACCTTTCAGTTATTCATAGCAGTGGCAGTCTTTATCCCATTCGGGTAATTCACACCACATGCAATAGTTATCTACACCATACTTAATCATATATATTCCTTTCAATATATAATTACTGTCCTGAACTCAAGAGTTCGGAAGGACAGTAATTTATTTGATTATTTAAATAGTGCCAGCTTTAGCTGGTCTATCTTGGTTAGTTCCTGTTTAGAAACTTCCCAAGCATTATCCCCATTTAAATACACTTTGGTGCTACACGCACCATAATGTATATTAAGGGGATATGTCATACCATTTTTAGCTGGTTTCCAGTATGCATCTTTCTTAAAAACGATTTCGCTTTTACATACTCTACATACTTTTTTATTTTTAAATTTATCCATTTTTATTCCTTTCTTTAAATAGATAAGATACATAAGTATCAGTCAGTATTCTGACCACAAGTGGTCGGAAGAATACTGATTGATAATTACACACTGCGACACTCTGGTCATGCTCAGCTTGTTGTGTCGCTGGGTTTGTACCGATGGTTGCCATACATACTCGTATCATGAACTCTCTACTTACTCGTATGTATCATTGCAACTAAATACTCATTAAGATTAACTCCTTTCTAATAAGTATCAGTCAGCATTCTGACTTCAAGAAGTCGGAAGAATGCTGAATGATAATTACTTTTTAAGATATTTTTCCCTTAAAGTTGGAACCTCGCTATAAATATCTTTATTCCAATTACGCAAGGCTATATATCTTACACGCCATTTCCATACTTTATAAGTCTGGAATGGCACTAACCAATATCTTAATTTATTCATAATATCCTTTCTGTCGGAAGGTTCGAACTCAGAAGTTCGAGAACCTTCTAGACATAAAGATATATAATTCATAAGACTGTATAGGTATCTTAAATAACTATATATCTCTATATTTTAATGTACTAGGAAGCCAGACTGTCTGACTTCAGGAAGTCTGAAGACAGTCTGTCTTACTCTGTACAAAAATTAGAGATACAGTATCTACGATACTGGTCATACAAGGTATGACTACCAGATGTCAATCTGTATGTCCTACATATAGTACGTAAGGTTTATAAAATATGCTGGTAATTCGGTAGGAAACCCAGTAAGAATGGGCGTTAGCGGGCATATGGTTTTTTAAAGCTAACTAAACCTTTTCTTAAGTCCTTGGGTACTGCCTTTGTCTTTCTAGTGTACTGTCTTGCCAGTCAGCAGCTTTCTGCATCCCGATTGCACCTTCACCTGTAACAGATTACTTGTGTTTAGTGTTTGTAATTAACATGACTATAGCATATAATTCTCACTATACAAACATCTAAAGAAAGATAGTGAAATAATGGTAGATACTACCAATAATGTTATCTGTATAGCAGAGGGCTGTAGGAAGAAACTTAAGGGCAAACAACGTAAATTCTGTTCTCCTACATGCCAAAAACGTCAATTTGCAAGAGATAAGTACTATAACAAGAAAGTTGACACAAAACCTATTAATATAGAACGTAAGTCTGACGAGGGCGACTACGCTTCCGTTAGGCGAGGACAGTATTACCGAGCTTTCGTAAGCGAAGGAATAGCTGAACAAGTGGCCACTGGCGATATGGCAGTAGCTGACGCAGCTTCACTCCTTGGTTGCACTTCGGCTACTGTCAGTCGCATGCTTGCTGCATTCAAAATAGATACACGAAACGAAATAGCTGCAGAAGAATGGGAACTATCCAAAGAAGCAAAGGCTGCATTAGAAAATTTTTCAAACTTCCGACAAAGATACTTTAGAACAGAACTAGGAGAAATATACGACACCGCAGATTTTCATACTAACTGGATAAATAACATTATAGATAGTATTGATAACGGTAAAGAATTACTGATACTGTCACCCCCACGACATGGAAAGACTGAATTATTAATACACTTTGCTGTATATCAAATATGCAAAAACCCTAACACAAGAATTATGTGGGTAGGTGGTAACGAAGACATTGCTAAGAACGCACTATCTGCTGTACTTGATGTATTAGATACTAATGAAGAATTACAAGAAGACTTTTGTTTACCAGGTACATCTTTTAAGCCAGACAATAGGTCAGGAAAGAACTGGTCACAAAATCAATTTACTGTAGGTACTAGAACTGTTGCAGGTATTAAATCACCTACTATGGTTGCTGTAGGTAAAGGTGGCAAGATATTATCTCGTGACTGCGATATTATTATTGCTGACGACATTGAGGACCATCAAACAACTATGCAACCTGGTGCAAGAGAATCTACAAGACAATGGTGGACTACAACATTATCAAGTCGTAAAGAGGAACATACAGCTGTTATTGTTATAGGTTCTAGACAACACCCTGATGATTTATATAATCATTTACTTGACTCAGATAATTTTACAAGCATAGTAGAAACAGCACATGCTATTGAATGCGATAAACCAGAACATTTAGAAGATGAACATGTTGATTGTATGTTATGGCCTAAGAAAAGAACTTTTAAATGGTTACAATCTAGATTAAATTCTGCAGAGTCAACAGGTGGTAGACAAACTTTTGAAATGGTTTATTACAACCAAGCATATGTAGAAGGTACGCAAATATTTACTATGAACATAATTGACCAATGTATGCGTAGCGATTTAGTATTAGGACAGGTATACAAAAATCTTTACCTTGTTGCTGGTTTAGACCCTGCATCAAGTGGTTACCAAGCAAGTGTATTGTGGGGTATAGACCAGTACAGGGGAGAGTTATATCTAGTAGATTTAGAAAATAGACGTGGAGGTGGAATTAGGGCTGCGTTAGACCAAATGGCTGATTGGTTACATACCTATGATTGTAGACATTGGATAGTAGAAGAAAATGGTTTTCAATCTGCTATTAGACAAGATGCAAGTATAAAAGAATTTACACTACGTACAGGTATAACAGTACAAGGTCACATGACAGGTAAAAACAAACATGACCCACTATATGGTGTAGGTGCTATGGCTGATTTGTTTGAAGATAGAAGAATACATTTACCTACTGGTGATGGAGAATCTAATGCTAAAGTACAGAAATACAGACAACAACTGTTATACTTTGATGGAAAACCTGTTTCTAAAAGAAACAAAGAGAAGACCGATATAGTTATGGCTAGTTGGTTTCCAATGAAAGTTTTTAGGCGTATGCAAAAAGAGCATGCTGCTGATATAGGGTTAGACTATAACCCTAGTTATGGAGATTACAAGATTACAGAAATGAATGAGGCACCGTGGGGATAGAAAACCTAGACATTAAAAATTATCAAGAGATAGTTAGAAACGCAGCTGAACTTACATCAGGTAAGTTAGTTCAAGAAAGACAAGTACAAAAAGCTAGAATCAAAGCAATTCTTAATGGTGGTGCTGATGGTATAAAAGCATTACTAGGTAATACAATGGAAACAAGTGATGCTGATTTATTACCAGCTCCAAACATGTTGCAGTCTGGTATTGACCGACTTGCACAAAAAGTATCTGGAATACCTCAAGTTAGAGTAGATGTACCTAACGATAATGATTCAAGTAGAAGTAAACAACGTGCAGAAAAACTAGAACGTATTGTTACTAGCTATGATGAAAAACAAAACCTACTAGGTCAATTACAACAAGCAGCTAGATGGCTACCTGGTTATGGTTTTTGTGCATGGGTAATTACAACTAAACAAGATAAGAATGGTCATTACTATCCTAGTGCTGAACTACGTGACCCTTATGATACATTCCCAGGTAACTTTGGTCCTGACCAACAACCTAGAGAAATGGCAGTACTAAGACGTGTGCCTAGATATAAACTAGCTCAAATCTATCCTGAGTTTGCAAAAGAAATTTTAAAACAAGATGATGATGAAGAATCAACACCAGATACTGCAACTCCATTTATGTCTTATGAAAATAACAGAGAACAAGGTTGGGAAGACAATACCTACTCTGGTGTAAGAATTATTGAATACTACGACATGGGTGGTACTTATGTAGTGTTCCCAGAAAAAAATATGATTCTTGACTTTATACCTAACGTATTATCTACACCACCTTTTGTATTCATGAAGAAAGTTTCTTTTGACCAACTTAAAGGTCAATACGACCATGTCATAGGATTAATGGCTATGATGGCAAAAATTAATATAATGTCTGCGATTGCAATGGAAGATTCTGTTTTTACAGAAACTAACATATCTGGAGAAATAGAATCAGGACAATATAGAAAAGGTAGATTTGCTGTTAACTATCTAGCTCCAGGTACACAAGTTTCTAAACCAATGAATAATATTCCGTATCAATTGTTTCAACAAATAGATAGGTTGGAAAGACAATTGCGTATGGTAGGTGGTTATCCTGTAACTGACGATAGTCAATCACCAAACAGTTTTGTTACTGGTGCTGGATTATCAGAATTAAATAGCACAATGTCATTAATGATATCTGAATACAGAGATATTATAAAAACAGGCATGGTAGCTATGGATGAGAAGCGTTTAGAAATGGACGTTGTATTATCTTATTCAACAGGTGTAACTAAGAAACCTATTGTAGGTTTTTATCAAGGCTCTGCATTTAGTGAGAATTATCAACCACTAAACGACATAGGTGGCGACTTTAGAACAAGACGTATCTATGGTGTTATGGCTGGTTTTGATGAACCACAGAAAATTGTAACTGGGTTGCAATTGTTACAAGCAGGTGTTATAGACGTAGAAACATTACAAGACAATATTGATGGTTTAGAAAATATAGCAAAAGTACAAGAACGCATTAGAAAGAATAAAGCAGAAGGTGTTTTATTTGATAGTATTTTAGCTAGGTCTGCACAAGGTGACCCTGCAGCTACAATGGCTGCTATAGCTATTTACGAGTATCCAGGAGCTGTAACAGAAATTATGAAACAGTTCTATACTCCACAAGAGCCACAGATGTCACCAGAAGAAGAAGCTATGATACAACAACAAATGATGCAACAACAGTTAGGTGGTAACAATGTTCCAACAATGGCACAAGCATTCGGATTATAATATGCAAGATTATTTTGATTCAGAGTTTTGGGATTTGATGTACAACGAATATGGTGTAACAGATGAGATAGATATTCTATCTGAAGAAGTAACTGAAATTATTACTCCTATGCCAGGCATAATAGTTTTAATTACTAGGGAGTTTTATGGCAAAGAATCGTAGAGGTGGGTATAGACAACCAAAAAAACCTGCAGCTGTAGCTACACCGCAAGGAGGACAAAGAACTGATGGTGGCCCAGGAAGTAGTAAACAACCTCTTAGAAGGCTACCTAACGCTGATTATGGTGCAAATAAAGCATTTGTAGAACAACAACAGGCTGCTCCGTTACCAAAACAAAATCCAATGCCTGTAGCACCCAATGTGTTTGCACCAACAGAAAGACCAGGGGAACCTGTTACACAAGGACAACCTATAGGAGCTGGTGCTGGACCAACTGTTATAGCTGATAATACTGATGCTATACTGCAAGCTTTGTATCAAATTAATCCAACACCTACATTATTGGAGATTATTAACAATAGGAATATATAGTGGCATTTATACTCAATGATAGAAATGAGTATTATGACATACTTAATTCACGTAGACAACTAGAACAACAAGCAAGTCAATATAATGCTTTATTACAAACTAATCCAGAACAAGTATTAGAAAATCTAGAAAAATATCCTACTGAATTAGATACAGGTACTGCATTAGGTATGAGTATTTTAGGAATACCACCTGAATATCAAGCTGTTAAAGAAATAGCACAGTCTAGTAGAACTAATAAACTTTATAACGAAGCTAAGTTATGGCAAGAATTACAACAAAGATATCAATATGACCATGTAGAAAACAATATGAAGATGACATGGGGTGACTTATGGACAGGTGGACTAATGCCAGGAGGAGCTAAACCAGGAGATGTTCAGTATGGTGTATGGGCATTTGCTGCTTTAGATGCTTTCTTTCAAACAGTTGGTCCATCAGGTAAATGGTCTGTTATAGGTTCTGCTGTAAATGCATTATCACCTGGACAACCTATGAAAGTAGGTAGGTCACAAGCATATCTAAGAGATTTAAGGTCATACGATAAATTACTTAAAAAAGGTTATACACCACAAAAAGCACAAGATATGTTGCAAATAGACCTTAGTGGCACTCAAGTATCTGGATTAGGACAAGAACTTGGAACAATAGATGAACTTAGACAACAAATTGATATGATACAAGAAGCACATAAGATGGGTGGAGAACCTGTACTTGCTGCTATGTTTAGAGCTGTATCAGAAGGTAAACCATTAAACTTTGATAGAAGTACAAAAATTACATTAGAATCTGTAAAAGCAGAAAAAACACCTTACTATGTTGCATTAACTACAGATTATGGAATGTCACCTGACCAAGCTAGAGATTTTATTTATAGCAATATAGGAGCTCCATTAAAGAATTTTGATGAAAATGGCGAAATACATTACACTTCTGCATTTAATCCTAATAAAATTAATTTCTTTGCAGGTAGAGCACAACAAAGATTCTTTTGGGCAGGACAATCAGAACAAGATTACTTTAGACCTGAGTGGGCAGATAGAGATATATTGCTTGAGTACTCACCAGGTAGAGTAACTGCAGCTGAAGTTTTCGCACCTGGCTCTAAAGCTTTTAATGTTATGTCAGGTTTAACTGATGCTGCATACCAAATTGCACCAGAATTATTAGCTGGTAAAGGTATTAAAGGAGTTAAAAACATTAGTAAAGGATTACGTAGAGTTAATCCTGCTATGGAACTATTAGATGAAGGTGCATTAGTTAAAGGTACTAAGTTTAGTAAAAAACGTGTACGAGTAAGTAGCAAAAACTTAGCAGATAATATTTTAGAAGAAGTAGGACCAGAAATTGATGGAGCTACTGGTACAGGTAATTTAAGTAAATTAGTTAATAATGCAGGTCAATTGATAACAAATCAAACAATTGGTAAAGATATAAGCACTACTAAGAAAGCTCTTAGAAAAATTAAAAAAGAACATACTTTATTTGGTAGAGTACCTAAATTCTTTCAAACTACAAAAGATGAGATATTAAACAACAATACTAATATTGAGTTCTTTAAAGCATTAGCAGAAGAAGATAACCTGTATTTAATTAGTAATAATCCAATTACTAGACATTTACCTGCACAAGTTCAGTCAGATATCGTAGCAGAAACTGATTGGAGAAAAGTACAAGGTATGTTTGATGACATGATTTCATCATCAGGTTATGCAATACGTAATGATGTAGGACAAATGGTACCTTATACATTACCTGGACGTATGTTACCTAAGACTGGTTCACTTGCAGTAAATAAATTTTTACAATCTACTGGTTTAAACCCTAATGCTAACTACAGAACATTTGGTAGTTGGGCTGGTGAAAAAACAAGAAAACTACGTGAAGGTGTATTTCCTATAAGAAAATCTAGAAAAGAACCTACTAAGTTAGTAGAAGTTGGTAATGAAGCTGTTATTGACACTATGGATGCAGTATCTGATAAAGCATCAGCATTAGCTAAGTTAGAAAACGTTACACCATCATATGCATTAGAAAAATTAGATTTAGCAGGTGCACCTAAGTTTGAAAGATATTTAGGTTTTAGTTCTAACTTTAACTCTACATACAATCCTTATTACAGAAAGTTATTAGGAGTTGTTCCTGACATGGGAATACCTCTTAATAATTTAAATGTTGGGTATAAACAATTGTCATCTCATTTGCAAATTAATGGTTATGACGCAGATACTGCTAATAAAATTATGAAAGATTTTATGGCAATTAATCCATTAGATAAACCTGCATATAGAGATTTTGCTTTTCAACAAGCTTCTAGAGATTTAAAGATGGTAAGAGCTAGAGGTGGTAATCATGAATATATAGCAGACTATGCAGCTCAAATGTTTGAAGGTCTTAATAAAATGAAAATATATGCAACTGATGCAGACAAAAACATACTTCCTAATATTGGTTCTAACTATAGAGGATTTGAAATAAATGAATTAGGTTATGCAACAGATGAGTTAGGTAATGCTGTAACTACTATGAGTGGTTCTATGTTTAGTGAAATGCAAGACAATATTGCACCATTGTTAGATTATAGATTGTTAGAACGTGCATTAGGACCTTTGTTTAAAGCATATCCAGAAAATCAGTTTAAAGCTACAAGTATTCTTTCTGATACAAAAAAATATGTTAAATATAAAACACAACATTTGTCTTGGAATAAAGCAGAAGATGCTATTCCTAATCCTTTTGATGATGGAATATTAAATGTTAAAAGATTAGAGAATAACTTTGTAAGCAATGTTATGTCTTTTTATACAAGAAATTTATTTAAACCTTTTGTATTAATGAGAGCTGCTTTCTTTACTCGTGTATTTATGGAAGAACAAGCACGTATAGCAGTTAAAGGATTATCTAGTATTTACAACAGACCATACGAATACTTTCAATGGTTAGCTGCACATAATCCTAATTCACGTGTGGGTAAAATATTAGAATCTTTACCTTTTAGTAAATACAAAGGAGCACAATACAATCCAGATGCTGTTAATTTCCTAATGCAAGAAGAAGTAATGGAAGCTATGCAAAAAACTATGCGATATGAAGATATAGCTGGTGGTGCAAATAAAACTAAAAATAATAAATACATTGAATATTTAGGTAGAAAAACATCAGAATTAACAGAACCACAAATAGTAGAATCTGTATATCACGAACTTAGATTATTAAGAAGTGACCCATTAGCAGTAGCAGTAGCTAGACATGGTTATGGTTCAGACGAATTAGCACAATGGATTGCTAGTCCTGCAGGTAGAGAAGCAAGATTACAATTTATAAGATACAAAGGTAAAAAAGCTGCAAACTTTATAGATGATAACCATAGAGATTTAGACCAACATTTACAATACTTAGAATCTAGAATCAGAATTATATCTGGTGGTACATTTGATATTGCTAAAGATGCAGTTAAAAATAAAAAAGGTGTATTTACATATGCATTACGTAAAGGTGGTAATGGTGGCAACTCTGCTATAAGAACAATGATATCTGAAGGTAAACTTACAAAGTTTGGTACAACAGGTAGTAATAAAAAAGACATTGTAGAATTTTTTAGTACAGAAGATGTATTTCTTAAAAAGTTTAAAAAATCAAAAATTACTGATGAATTAGCTAAATACTATAACAAAACAGATGGTATTGACCCAGGTACTCTTACACAAATTGTAGATAAAGCTGAAGACATGACACCACAAAACTTTTTAGGACAAGTAGAAGATATGATGGATAATGCTTATCAAGCAATATTTGATAGATTAATGACAAAACCTATTGGTTATTTAAACCGTTCAACTACATTTAAACAATTTAGATGGATGTATATCCAAGATAGATTTAAAGATTTTGATAAAGGATTAAGAAGTAAATTTATAAAAGAAGCTAAAGAAGCTGGTGTACCTCAAGATATTATAGACGAAATGGTTGGACTTAATAAATTATATAAACCAGGAAAAATATCAAATTATGAAGTAATGAATACAGAATCTAAAGCTTATGCATTAGCTGGTGTTAAAGAATTATTATACGATACAAAACAAAGACATACACTATCTGACAAGCTTGTGAATATATTTCCATTTATTGAAGTATGGTTTGAGGTATTTCAAACATGGGGACAGCTATTTGGAGAAAACCCTTATGTATTAAGAAAAGCTCATTTAGGTGTACGTGGTGGTGGAGCAGCAGATGCTTTAGGTTCTAGCTCAGAAGATGGATTTATATCACCTGACCCTATGGACCCAACTAGAGATGTCTTTATATATCCATTTGGTGGCTTTATGTCTAACTTAATATTTGATGATGAGTTAACAGATGGAGAACAAAATGTACAAATATCACCTAGAGGACAATTACAAGGAGTTAACTTACTAGCACAAGGATTTGTACCTGGTCCTAACTCATTAGTTGCATTTGGTATAGACAAAGTATTACCAAAAATAGAAACAGCTTCAACAAAATTAGGTGCTAAATATGGTTGGGCAAATGATTTTGAAAAGTTTTTGTTTGGTGATTTTCCACCACCAGAAGAATTATCTGATGTATTTGCTGTATCTCCTGTTTATAAAAAAGGTAGAGCAATGTTATTAGACCCAGAAGACTTTGAATATATTACAGAAAATAGTAGCGAAGTAGAAAAAATGCGTGCTAAGAAAACTATTGATGTATTTAGATGGGGTGTGTCTGCAGGAGAACCTAAAAGATTATATGAAGCTGGTAAGTTAGATAAGTATTTAGATATAGTTGCACCTAATACAACTAAAGCTAACTTAAATCAAGGACAAATAGAACTTGCTTATTTAGAGTTTGCTAAAGAAAAATCAGGTACTTTGTTTGCATTTGAGTTTATGGTGCAGTTCTTTGGTCCTACTGGGTTTAAACCTGAGTTTTTTGTAGAAGATAAACAAGGACACTTGTGGGGACAAGCTGCTTTGTATGAAGAATATATAAGAATTAGGGAAAAAAATAATGGTAATGATATAGCTACATACAATGAATATCTAGAACTATATGGATTAGAACATCCATACATGATGAGCCCTAGGTCACAATCAGAAGTAGGTAAACAACCTTCAAGTGTTAGAGTACAAACATTTCAAAAAGAAAATCCAGAAATATTTGATAGTTTAAAAATTAGTGGTTATTACTTAAACATAGATAATCCTTATGAAGAAAAAAATTATGACGATATTGTTGTAGAAAAAACACTGCTAAGTCCTGACCAATATCGTAGAGCTGTCAATGATACATTAGGTTTCTTCAGATATAAAACATTTACAAAAAAAATAGATGCATTAGAAACATTAACTGCACAACAAAAAACTATATTTAAACGTAGTTATAGAAACGAATTAAAACTTGCATTACCTGGTTTTCAATCAGAAGAATATGGTCAAATGAATCCACCTTCTACACAAGATATATTTGATGAAATGAAAGAACAATGGTTGGTTAATCCAGCAATATTAGAGCTTAACTCTGGTAAAGGTTTTGCTGCTATAATGCAACATTGGGATTATGCAACAGCATTATCTACTGAATACTCTAGTACTAAGAATCCTGATTGGTGGTTACAATCAGATGACCCTAGAGCTAAAGCTTTAAGGATTTATGTTGCTAATGCAGCTAATGGAATAATTGAAGAATACCCTGAGTTCTGGGGTGTATGGACAGGAGTTCTGTTAAAGTTATATAGAGATGACCAGGAAGTATTAGACTACTTCCCAGAAGGATAAAATGAATTTAGCATTATTTAAAAGACTTTGGACATCATTACAAATGGATAAAGCTGTTGGTGAAGATGCTCCTATATCTTTTTTAGAGTTTTTAGAAGTAGCTTTAAGAGATATGCCTGAACCACCATCATTAGGTGTATCTGATGAAGAAGCACAAGAAATAGTAGATTGGTGGAATAGTAAACCATTTACTCAAAAAGCAGTTGCTTCAGAGGTTGTTGCTACTGTAGAAGAAAGAGTAGAAGCAGCTAAACCTATATCTAAACCAAGTAAACAAGAGTTTCAATCACAAGTTCCTGCAGCTGTATCTGGTAGAGATGCACAAACAAAAGATTTAGAAACATATGGTATAGACCAAGCAATATATAACGAGTTAAATACAATATTTGGTTTTGCTCCTACAGAAGAAGATATATTTAATTGGGTTGCAAGTCAACCTGAAGACGAACAATTAGAAGCAAACATACAAGCTTTGGCTTACTTTAACTTAATGACAGGTGAAACAGTACTTAGACCTGCATACAATGATGATGGTACTAAAGTTTTAATTAATGGTAAGCAACCTCTTATGCCATTTGCTGGTCACTTTAAAGGTACAAAAGTAAGTGACATACTTGATAATTATGCTACAACTGACGAAATACTACAGTTTCAAAACTTTTTAACTAACAATAATTTAGTACCAAATAATTATTTTGCTGAAAGTCAAGGCGAAATGTCTGAGAAATTACGTGCATCAATAATGTATGTAATGAACTGGGCAGATAAAAATATGCATGCTGTACCAGGCACTGAATTATATGAATCAATATCAGCAAAAGAACCTGTGTATTTTAGTGAATCGCAAAACCTTTATGGTGAATGGAATATACATAGAAATATATTTAACGAAGCATTAAAAGAACTTGCTAAGAAACAAGATACTTTAGATGAAGTACAAGAAGCAGAGATAGCTAGAGAGTTAGCTAAAGAATTTATACCACCTAGTAAATCTGCATTAGAAGATATGGTTGATGCATACTTTGAAAATAAACTAGGTAGAAGTGCAACTGAAGAAGAATTAGATGAATGGTCAACTAACTTTGCTGATAGTTACTCTATAGCTTTTGCACAAGCTAGGAGTAAAGCACAACAATTACAAGATGCAAACTTTATGCAATCACAACCAGAATATTTAGAATTAGATTCAGATAGACAAGCATTAGCTAACCAATATGGTGCAGAAAAAGTAATAGACTTATCTATGTTTAGTACAGATTCTCCACAAGAAATAATGGCCCAACAGGTAGAAGATGAATTTGGTAAGCAAATAGATGCTGTAGAACAGGGTAGAAAGGTTAGACAAATGCAAAATGATATGGTTGCATATATGTTTGGAGGATAATGGAAGAAAATAATGTAGAGTACGCAGGTAATCCTAATTGGGCAGGTGATGATTGATGGAAGAAGAAGCATTACATCCTTTAGACCAATTAATAGCAGCTGCACGTAAAGCTGACGCAGATAAATCTGAACCAGTATTTACTGTAGATGAAAAAGGTCGAATGACAGAAAATCGTGGCAAGCAAGAGTCTACAGCTACTACACGTAAAAAAAATACTGATGTTGTTTTTAAACAAACTTCTACTATGCCTGGTAAAGGATATAGAAAAGTACCTGGAAAACAAGTATTAAGATTACTTGATGATGGTGTTACTTCATTTAATCCTAGAGTTGTTAATGAAAAAGGTAACTTTGTTAAATCAAAACAAACTTTAGAAATAGACCCAAATGTTTTGTATTGGTGGAAAGATGATAAAAGAATGGTACACAGTATGGTTGATACTGACTTACAAGCTGCTTTGTTTGAAGCACAACGTTCTGATTTACAAGGAACTGGTAAAAATGTAAGTGCTACTGGTGCTGTAAGAGGTGAAGAAGGTATATTACCAAAAGGTGGTAATGATATAGCTGCTGTTAAAGTTGTAGCAGATAAATACAATGTCCCTGTTAAAAGTGCTGTAAAAACTTTAGGTAATATGCTTGGTAAAATAATAGACCCTATAGAAACAGCAATTGTAAGTACTTTAACAGCTCTTGGTTTAGGTGGTTTAGCACTTAATTATGCAAGATATGAAGCTGCAAACTTTGCTGGTAATATGATTATAGGTGCAGGTAGAGCAAGTGCAAGAGCACAGTTAGCACAATCAGCTATTATTGGAGAAGGTCTTGGTCTTGATATAGATTCTAAAGATTATACAGAAGGTATGGAAATAGATATGTTAATAGATTTTGTAGACCAAATAGGAACTGCAACTACTATGTCACCTTCTATGCAAGGAGAAGAAGTAATTGTTAATTTTTATCAACAATATCTTGCACCTAAATTAAAAGCAACTATGGGAGCATTTACAGATGGATGAGTTAACAGTAGATACAGTAGAAGAAGCTAAAACTGGTTTTGATTATTCAAATTTTGCTAGTGATTATGATGGTCAAGAAATAATTTATGTAACTGGAGAAGGTTACAAGTTAGCTATAGATATGGGTAACTACACCTACATATTAGATTTACCAGATACATTTTTACTAGGAGATATATCTAACTCACCTAAAAGAGATACAGGTAAACATGGTGATGATACAGAAGCTAAAGCAAGAGTTGATGCAGGTATAAGACCTGACATATCACAAGAAGATTTTAATAAAGGTTTCTTAGATAGTGATATATTAGTTAGTGTTCCTGTTGGTGCATTAGATTTACCTGAAGGTGCAGATGCAGTAGAAATAGCACAAAACTTTGCAGAATCTGTTAAAAGAAATAGAAAAAGAATTACTTCTAGGTTGTTATCTAATGATGAGTATGTGTCATTATTAACTGCAGAATTAATTGGTACTGGTGGAGATATGAAAGCTGCTATATCTAATGTAGAAGATTTAAATGCATACGGTGTTATATTACGTGATTTAGGTGTAACACAGAATCAAATTGATTCTGAAAGAATGGAATATACTGACCCAGTACAATACCAAAAGAATTACAACAGTTACTATAATTTATTTACAAAGACAGCTGCTAAATCTTATGGCAGTGAACTACCTGAATCTGTTATAGATTATTTAGCAACACAAACAAATAAAGGATATTTTTCACAAGCAGAAGCATTAGAACAAATGAATGGAATATTTGACCCATCTGCAAATATTGTGTTAGATAATGGTGTATTAAATGCATTAGAAGGTATATCAGTAGCTACTACTAAAGTAGGAGAAAGTGATGTACAAGATTTATTAGACCAATATTTACCAGAACATTTACATTTTTCACAAGAAGATATAGCAAAAGAAGCTGGTAAGATACGTAACAATGCTGGTGCAAGAGAAAGTTTAATTAAAAGATTAAAGAAAACTAGATTTCAATTTTACAATATGTATGATGAAGATATATCTTGGCAACAAATTATACAATCTAAACAACAAATGGCTAAATCTGTATTAGGACAAGACTTAAAATCTAATGACCCATTACTTGACGAGATTATAAAAATGAATGATAGTAGTAAAGAACTAGAACGTTTAAGAAATTATGGTTTAAAAACTGGTAATCAAAAAGTTAAAAATGATTTAGCAGGTGCAATGATGGATACATTTGGTAAAGGTATAGTAGCTAGTAGGAGTTATGTAGGATAATGGCGTTTGATACATTAGGAAGACCAACAAATAAATCAGTAGATAATGTTAATATCTTTAAATTAAGACCAGGACAAATAGTAGAAAGTGATGTTTATTTAGACCCTGGTGATTACATTAACCCAGGACAAGATGCTAATGGTAATCCAGGTATTGCTAAACAATATACAGGAGAAACAGCTAATAATATGGCTAAACCAGAAGATAGTGGAAGGTCAATAGCAGAAGGTACTACTCTTGCACAATCTTTATATAATTTTTTACCTGATGAAGTTATAGATGAATTTGCAAAAGCATGGGTAAAATCAGGTGACCCTGACGTTGCTATAGGTACTACTAGACAAACTAAAGCTTGGAAAGATAATTTTGGTAAATTAATGCGTGATGATGGAACATTAGTTATGGATGAAATGACATTTTTAAGTACTAAAGCTTCTTATAAACAAACATTAGCAGAAGTAGGTATAAATGATTTTTCAGATTTTGAAGATGAATTTGAAGATATGGCTACAGGTTTTGATACTAATGACCCTGTATCTGCTGAAGAGTTTCAAGCTAGAATTGATATGGTATATGGTGGTGTTAAAGACCAAATACCTGAAGTAGAAAAACTATTTAGAGAAAGATTTAATATTAACCTTGATGCACCTACTATATTTGGTGCTTTAATTAATCCTAAGATACAAGATAAAGTATTAGCTGGAGAAATAGCAACATTACAGTTACAAGCTGAAGCATCATCTAGAGGATTTACTACAACATTTGGTAGATTCCAAGAGCTAAGAAACCTTGGACTTACACAAGAACAAGCTAAAGGTGTTTACAGTTCAGCTTCTAGCTTTATATCACAAGCTTCATCTGTTGGTAGAGATTTAGATATAAGTACTCTAGAAGACGCTGCATTAGGTGATACATCTGCACAACAAAGATTACAACGTATACAAGCAGAAGTTCAATCTTCAGGTGGATTAGCATTAGGTGCTGCTAAAAAAGGTGATGAAGTAATTGGACTTACAGCTGATTAGTGTATAATAAGTTTAAGCGTTGCGTGGTCCGCTAATAGACCTGCACTCAGCTTTCGAAGCCTACGTTGAAAGCTCGTATTAAAACCGTAGAGTAATGGACTTATAGCTTGTAGCTACCAGAGAGATAAGTCAAGTGTTTAAGGTAGCACCACGGCAAGATGCCTATGGTCTTGTCTGATAGGTTAATACATAGTGGAGGTACAAAATGGAAGAATTTGATGCACCGCAAGAACATGGTGTAAAACAAATGAGAGAAACAATTGATAGAAAAGATGAAACTATCAAGAAACTTGAGGCAGAACTAGCTTCTTATAAAGATAAGGAAATAGATAATGTCTTTGGTAGTTTAGGATTATCTACTGACAAGGGTTTCGGTAAGGCGTTAAAACAAGTGTATGATGGGCCTGTTGATACAGAATCTATCTCACAGTTTGCTAAAGACGAGTATGGTTGGGAACCAACTGGTCAAGTACAGGAAGTAACACAACCTGAACCTGCACCACAAGTTCAAGATGATGCTAGGTCTAGAGTAGCTGCACTTGATGCAAATTCTAACTCAGATGTACCAATGAATATCAATGATGAATTAGTTGCTGCTTTAAAAGGAGCTTCAGTAAAAGATTCTCTTAGAGCTAAATTAGCCATCATGGATAACGAAAAAAAACAAAATAAGTAAAAGAATTTAATACGACAATACACGGAGGTAAATCATGGCAGGTATATCCCTGACTGGTGACACACTTTACTCCCAAAAGATTAATAACTTTGCGGGAGAGCTATTTCGTGTAGGTGGTCAAAGAACTCCTTTCTTATCTGCAACAGGTGGCTTGAACGGAGGTAAGGTTTTACAATCTACTTTCTGGCAAATCCAAGCTGCTGACGGACACACTGTAACTTCTAAACCAACTGCTGGTAAAGAAGGTGACGCACCAACTGAATATCTTGGAAGAGATAGAGTTGCGTACACAGGTGTAACACAGATATTCCATAAAGGTGTCAAGATGACTTACACAGCTATGGCAACATATCAAAATCAGAATCCATTTTCTGTTAATGCAGCTGGCGGTCCAATTAATACCGTTAACTCATCTGATGGAGATGGAACAACTACTGCAGGAACTTTATTAGCTTCCTTTGGTAGCAACCCGATAGTTGATGAATTTGCAGAGCAAATGTCTTTAGCTCTTGAAAAAGTAGCTAGAGAAGTAGAATACTTTGCTTTCAAAGGTACTTTTGCAGATGGAGCTCACGCTACACCTGGACAAGGTACTAGAGAAATGCGTGGTATCTCTGAATACACATCATTGAATGCAAATGCAAACAACTCTGTTGCTCCTGACTTTATAGGTGGAAACATCTATTGGAACGGTACAACAGGTAACGGTGCTACAGGTTCAAACCAAGTTTTATCTTGGGATGCTATCGCTAACTCTCTTAAGAGATTGTATGATGCACATGCTCCAATGGTACAGCCTGTTCTTTGCGTAACTCCAAAACAACTTTTGGACCTTAACAAAGAACTATTAGCTGGTTCTGTTGGAATCACAGGTGCTATCTTACCTAGAGATAGAAACCTTGCAGGTATTGATATTGACGTAATTGTTACTCCATTCGGACAGATTGGAATGATGGTTATTGACCCTAATATCATGCCTGATAACAATGCATTTATTTTAGACTTTGCTTTTATACAGCCAGTCTTTACAAATATCCCTGGATACGGAACAGTATTCGTAAGAGATATTGACCAAAATGCAGATGCAAAGGTTGCTAAAGGTATCTATATGGAAATGGGATACGACTTCGGTCCTCCTTCATACCATTTGAAGATAGCTAAAGTAGCTTAACAAATTTGAAGATTAGGGTGGGAATCCACCTCTCACCCTTTTCTTCTGTTATAGTAAGGAAG